GAAGTGAAGGGATTCCTCGCCGTGAATATGGAGGCGGCGGCAGGGGTGGTGGAGATGGATGCTCGCCGACGGCTGCTGAGTATTGTCGAGCCGGCGTTTGGGCAGGCGTATCGCCGATTGCTGGCACTGGGGAAGCTGATCAGCCGGGTGGTGGTCGAGGGGAACGTGGTTGAGGGTCAGATCGGGATCCCGCCAGGCGAAAAGGGCGGCGATTACGGATTCTGGATCGAGGTGGGCAGCAAGGCGAAGGCAGCGCAGCCGTGGCTGCGGCCGGCGCTGATCAATAACTTTAAGGAAATCATGAGGTTGCTTACGGGAGGGTGAAATTATGGCGACAGAGTTGGATCGGGCACGTGCTGAGGTCGAGCAGGCACTGGCATTGTGTGATTCGGAGACGGCGGACGGGATTATCGGGACGCCTCCCCCGGAGGAGTACGGGGTATTGGTCAAGGGCGTCAAGGCCGCCTATCAGATGCTGTGGATGATGGCGAAGGCGAACGGGCTCAAACAAAACCAGACCACGTTCAGGATGGGCGCACAGGCGATGCTCATGCTGGCGACGATCGTGCACTATGCGTATGCGTTGGGGATCAGGCGGGGGAGAGCAGGATCTGCGGAATTAAAGGATGGGGACAGTGTGGTGCCAGGGCGGAGCTGATCAGGTCGGAGCTGGAGAGGGGTTTGTCACCACGACGCCCCCGGGACGGGGGCTGGGAGCGAGGGGGATAGGTGGGCGCGATCACTGAGGCGATTCACGATGTGCTGGCGGGGGATGGGACGCTGACGGCGATGCTGGCGACGTATGGCGGGGAGCCGGCGATCTTTACGACGGATCCGGCTCCGGGAGATGCGACGCTACCTTACATCGTGAGCGCCGGCGAGGTGGCGCAGACGCCCTTTGACACGAAGACGACGCGGGGGCGGGTGGCGGTCCGGGACGTGCGCTGCTACACGGACGCGACAGGCAGCGCGGTGGTGGTGGAGGCGATCGCGGAGCGGGTGCGGGCGCTGTTGCATCGGCAGACGCTCGCGATCTCGGATTTCGAGTGTGTGATAGCGGAATGCTCGGGGCCGGCGGCGGCTGATGGGCAGGATGCATACGGGCGGATCGTTACGGTCCGACTCACGATGGAAGAGGAATAACGCGGATAGCAAGACAACAACGGATTAAGAATCAAACGGATAGGAGGCTGTAAAGATGGCTATGAACGGAACTGACGTGCTGTTGCTGGTGAATACCGGTACGGTGGCTGTGCCAGTGTACGAGGCGGTTGGAAGCCAGCGTGATGTGTCATTCGACGAGGCGACGGAGGAGATCGACGTCTCGTCGAAGGACAGCCGCGCCAAGCGGGTGTTGCCGGGGCGGTACTCGGCGACGTTGTCGCTGGATGCGCTGTACGTGTGGACCGACGATGGTTATCGCGCGTTGCGTGACGCGATGCGGGATGGAGAGTTGATCCTCGTAGCGCGCGAGGACGATAGCACAACGATCGAGACGGCGGATGCGCTGATCACCAGCCTGAGCGAATCGTTCCCCGACCAGGGCGAAGGGACGATCTCGATCAGCATGACCCTCGACGGCTTCTGGACGGAGTTGGCGAGCTAATGCCAGGCGCACGCGGAGAGGCGACGATTCAGGCCGGCGAGCGCGAGGTGCGCATCCTCTTCACGAACCGGGCACTGGCGGAGGCAGAGGGGCAGATCGGCAAATCTATCATCGGTGTGGCGCAGGGCTTTACCGAAGGCACGACGGGCATCGGAGACATCGCGTACCTGCTGCGAGCCGGGATGGAGGCAGCGCGGCGGGATGCGCACGCCGGCGGCAAGGTGGTGACGCTCAAGGATGCATTCCAGGTACTCGACGAGGCCGGATTCAGCGCGGTCACTGTGGCGGTGATGGAGGCCGTGGCCGCTGTGCTCAGTTTTGGCACAGAGGACCAGGACCCAAACGCATAGGCCGGGAGCGGCTGGATTGGCAGTCGCTCCTGGAGAGGGCGCTCAAGTGCGGCATTGGCGTGGTAGAGTTCTGGTCGCTGACGCCGCGCGAAACGTATATGGCGATCGAGGCGGTCTCCTGGCGGCTGGAGCGGGAACACCGGCGGGATGCCAGGCTGGCCTGGCACATCGCGGCGCTATCGCGCGCCAAGCGGTTGCCGGCGTTGCAACGGCTGCTCGGCGCGGGCAAGGCGCGAGTGCTGGAAGGCGAGGAGCTGGAACGGCGGCGGGCCGAGCACCGGGAGATCATGGACAGGATCGACGTGGACAAGATAAACGAGGCGAAGCGTGGGACTTGATGCGGACCTCGGCCGCGCGAATGTAGCGATTCGCGCGACGCTGGATCAGCTTGATGGCGATCTCGGCGAGGCACAGGGCAAGGTAGACAGTGCCATCTCCAAGATCGTCGCCGGTGCCGGGCAGAGTTTCCAGGCGCTGGGGACTGCCGCGCTGGGCGGCATCGGCGTGGCAACGGGCGCGATCACGGGCCTGGGGGCGGCGCTGGCCAAGGTGACGATCGACGCCGCGCCGGTCGAGGGGGTGAGCAATGCGTTTGCGGGACTGGCGGAGAGTGCAGGCCAGGGCGCGGATGAGATGCTGGATGCACTCAAACGTGGCAGCGCCGGGATGGTCGCCAACCGCGACCTGATGATGTCGTTCAATCAGGCGGCGCAGTTGGTGAGCACCGACTTCGCGGTGCAGCTCCCGGACGCCATGCAGTACCTCGGCAAAGTCTCGGCGGCGACGGGCCAGGATATGGGGTTCATGCTCGACAGCCTGGTGAAAGGTGTCGGGCGGCTCTCGCCAATGATCCTGGATAACTTGGGCATCCAGGTTGCGCAGTCAGAGGCGATAGAACGTGCGGCGGAGATGTACGGCGTAGAGGCCGACGCGCTGGACAAAAGCCAGGTCCAGGCCGGCATGATGAACGTGGTGCTGGAGAAATTGGCGGCGAACACGGCCAGCATGCCGGACGTGACGGAGACGGCGGCGGCGCGAATGGCACAGTTCAAGGCGACGATCCAGGACACGAAGGACCAGGTCGGGGTGGCGTTTTTGCCGGTGTTGACAACGCTCTTGGGTACACTCGGAGAGGTGGGGGAACGAGTATTGCCGGTGGTGGTGGGGGCGCTGGAGACGATCGCACCGGTGGTGGAGCGGGTGGCGATTGCGGTCGGCGATTTCGTGACCTCGCTCCTGGACGGCCAGGACCCGATGACGGCGTTCCGCGACTTGATCGAGGGCCTGTTCCCTCCCGAGATCGCTGAGACGATTATGGGAATCGTGGAGAGCATCGTGCAGTTCGGGCAGAAGGTGGCCGAGTTCCTGGCTCCCGTGATGGAATGGATCGGGCAGAATGTGGAGCTCCAGGACGTGCTGATCGCGCTGGGGGTGGCGATTGCGTCCGTGGTGCTGCCGGTACTGTGGAGTATCATCACGGCAGTTGCACCGGTGATCGCCGTGTTCATCGCGGCGGTGGCGATCGTGGTGGCGCTGCGGAAAGCCTGGGAGAGCGACTTCCTCGGTCTGCGCACGTTCATACTGGATACGCTCGAAAAGATCACGGCCTGGTGGGCTGAACATGGCGACGCGATCATGGCCAAGGCACGTGAGATTTGGGAGGCGGTGGTTGCGGTGTTCGAGTGGTTCAAAGACCAGTTTGCCACGTTGTTTGAAGCATTCCGGCTGGCCTTCGAGGGAGATTGGTATGGCTTCGGGGAAAAGTTGCGCGAGATATGGGATGAGATTTGGCGCATACTTGGGGAAATCGGAGAGAAGGCCTGGAATGCAATTAGAACCTTCTTCCAGGATACTGACTGGGGATCCGTGGGCAGGAACATCCTTGAGGGTGTAGCGCGCGGCATCACCGCAGGCATCGACGTGATCCAGCAGGCGGCACGAGATGCGGCCCAGGCCGCGCTGGAAGCGGCCATGGGGTTCCTGGGCATCGGCTCCCCATCCCGCGAGGCGATGGAACAAATCGGAATGCCCTTCGTGCGTGGCATCGGGGCAGGGATGGAGTACGGTCTGCCTGCCCTGATGGCTACTGCCGAGGATACGAGTGCGCGAATGCTGACGTCGGGATCGGTGGAAGCGGTGAATGGAGCAGCAGTAGGCGGGGCGCTCGGCTACCAGATCAACAACTATTTCGGCGCGGACAGCGTGCGCAGTGAGGAGGATATTTACCGGCTCACTGAAGAGATGGACCGCTCGCTGAGCCTGCGCGGACTGCAGAAGGTGGTGGCGTGATATGGCCGAAGTGCTGACAATCGGAGGCGTGGACCGAACCGCGAATCTATACCGGGATTCGCTCCGGATCGAGCAGGCAGCAGGTGAGTTCACCGCTGTCTGTTCGTTCAAATTGAACGACCTGGATTCCACGCTCAATATTCAGACACGCGACGCGGTGACCGTGACCGACGATGGCACGACGCTGTTCGCCGGCGAGATCGTGGACATCGACGACGATCTGCTGTCGCTGGCCCTGGCCGGGCGGCGGCTGTCGATCCGGTGCCAGGATTACAACGTCCTGGTCGAGGAGGCGGTGATCGACGGCGAGGAGGCCTACGACAGCCAGGCCGATAGTGCGATCATCGCCGACCTGTTCGGCAGCTACCGGGCGGACATCGACGCGACGACATACGTCAGCACGCTGCAGGCCAACATGACAATCTCGTTTCAGGACGTGACGCTGCGCCAGGCGCTGAGCGACATCTGCAGCAGAACCGGCGGTCGCTGGTACGTGGACGAGACGAAGAAGTTGCACTATTTCAGTGCCGAGGAGAACGTGTGCGCCTGGTGGCTATCCGACAACCCGGACAACGCAGACTCATTCCCCTACCAGGACATCAAGAAACGGTTGTCGGCCAGCACGATCGTCAATCACGTCCTGGTCGTCGGCCAGGAGGTGCGGACCTGGTACGAGGACGAGGATAGCGTGGACGCATACGGCGAGCGGCCGGCGGTGGTGGTGGACAACCGCATCACGACGCAGGCCGGCCTCGACACGCGGGGAGCGGCGCTGCTGACCAAGTGGGCCAATCCGCGAGTGGCATACGACGTGGTGACCCGCAAGACGGGCCTGCGGGCGGGGATGGACGTGCGGCTGATCTGCGGGGCGTGGGGGATCGACGAGACGCTGACCGTGCGCCGGTTGACGATCTACTGGCGTGGCGACAACCGGTTCTACTCGCTGGAGATCGGGGAGGGCATCGCCGCGGCGCTGACGACGGGGCGCATCTGGCTGGAGCGGCTCGGACAAACCGAGGGTGCCATCTCCTCGCTAGATGATACGGTGTTCGACACGGTCGCGCCACCGACGCCGGCGTTCGAGCCCGACAACCTGACGAGCGGCGTGGACATCGACGCAGACGGTCACCAGGTCGTGTATATCCAAGCGACCTGGGGATTCGTGGACGCTACTGACCTGGATCACTACCAGATCCAGATCTCCACCTCCTCCGACTTTAGCGGCTACACGATCACGCGGGACCACGCCGCCGGCGGAGAGCGTGAAGAGAGGTTTGTGGGGATCCTGGGCAACACGACCTACTATGCACGGGTGCGCGCAATCGACTGGGTGGGGAACAAATCGGCCTGGTCCACGACGCGGAACGTGACAACGGCAAAGGATACGACGGCTCCAGCACAAGTGACCAGCTTGAACGCTGCGGCGAGCCGGACGCTGGTCGGGCTGAACTGGGACGCGAACACGGAAGCCGACCTGTCGTATTATGAGATTCAGCGGGATACGGATGATGGCGGCGCTCCAGCGGGCACGTGGGCGACGATTGCGCTGGCAAAGCTGAATTTCTACGTGGACCAGGATTTCACCGACGGGGAGATCAGCGGGGAGGATACGTTTTGGTATCGGGTGCGGGCGGTGGATACCTCCGCCAACGAGGGCGACTGGGCCGACCAGACGAGCGCGCAATTGAGCCAGATCGCGTCGGATCACATCGCGGCGGGCGCGATCACGACAGAAAAGTTGTTCGCGGGGGCGGTGACGGCGGAAAAGATCACGGTGAGCGAGTTATCCGCGATTTCCGCCGACCTGGGGACGATCACGGCGGGGATCGTGACCGGGGCGACGATCCGCACGGCGGCGGCGGGTGCGCGGGTGGTGCTGGACAGCACGGATGGGCTGCAGTGCTACAACGGCGATAGCACACTGTGCGCTCAATTGGACGTGGACGGATCCGGGCAGATCGGAGCGAGCGGGGGGGAGGTGCCCCCGCTGACGTGGAACAATCTCGGTCAATTCAACCGGATCCAGGCGAATCAATTGCAAATTGGCCAGTCGCTGTTCAATCTCACGGACGGGCTTTTGTTGCTAGGGCCACATTCGTACATCTCTCCGACGGAATGGCGCTCACTGCGCAAGCGCTCCGCCACGCTGAGCGGGGCGTTTCACCAGGAGCAGGGTCGGTGGCTGGGGACGCGGGGGGTGGTGGTGGAGGAAGCGACGACTAACCTGTGGGTAAATCCATCGTTTGAAACGAACACCACGGGATGGACCAATAACGGTCTCGACACCTGGGAACGCATCACCACGGATAGCGTGTTTGGGACATGCTGTGGCAGGATGTATGAACTGGCAATCGAGGGCGATGAATCCGTTACTACTGATGAGATAGCCGTGACAACCGGCCTCACGTACACAATGAGTGCGTACATTAAGAAAGTGGAAAGTGATGGGACGGGCAGCATCCGCATTGTCTGGCGCACGGCAGCACATGCATTCATCAGTAGTGACATCTCGCTATTTGAGTCTGGGACTCATGGTTGGAAGCGGTATGCACTCACGGTGACTGCTCCTGCCCTTGCCGCTTATGCAGCACTCCTGGTGACCCCCGTAGGCGCTACGGTTGGAAGCGAGATAGAGGTTCTCGTTGATGCTGTACAATTTGAGCTGAAGGCTTATGCCACCAGTTATTGCGATGGCTCACTCGGTTCCGGCTACGCCTGGACTGGGGCAGCGCACGCGAGCACGAGCACGCGCGCGGCGACAGAGGTCAATCTGGATGCTGAGATCAATCTGATCACCGGCAACAACACGTGGAGTGTGCGGATCGTGGCGCAGGCACCTTACGATGACGATGATGATTGGTCGACGACTGCGCCACAGTTGTTTGTGATCCGTGGCGCGGACGTCAATAACTATGTATACATTGATTACGATACGTCGGCGGACGAGTTCGAGTTGTACATCAACAACACGATCCGGGTTAACGGCGCGTCTTCGTTTTCAGCCGGGGATTGGCTGGACATTGTCGCGACGCTCGATTTCACGAATGATAGTTACGCATTGTATGTGAATGGCCAGGCGATCGGGACGGACACGACGTCGTTGAGTGCGCCCGTGGTCACGCAGATGAACGTCGGTACATGGTACGATGGGACATATCACTGGGATGGTGCGATTGCCGAGCTGGCGTTGTTCGACAAGGTGCTGACAGCGGCAGAGGTTGCGCAGTTGTACAATCTACAGCGACCGTTGATCGACGCGGGGGCGATGGAGAGCCCGGGGATCTATATCCTGGACGGGAAGTTCCGGATCGCGAGCTCGACGACGGGGAACCGGATCGAGATCACGGCGGACGAGGTGGCGGGGTATGATAGTGGGGGGACGAAGCAGTTCTACCTGCAGGCGAGCGATGGTAAAGCTGTCGCTGGGGCGGGAGCGGTGACGCTCGATGAATCCGGGGTCAGAATCGCTTGTGGAACTGGGACGGCCAACTATATTCAATTCCGCGACGGTAGCGTCACGCGGGGATATGTGTATCAAAATGTGACCGGCGATCACCCATCACTGAATGTCTTCTCTGGACCGGCGAACGCTGCAAACAAGTACAGCGACTTGCACCTGGTGGCGTATCCGCACACCGGAAGCGCAACTAGCATCATCCTGCAAAGTGAGTACACCGGTGTGGACGGGTACGTGGTTGCAGCAATCGACGGCGCTGCAAGGATGTACATCAAAGATCACGGAATCAAGGTGGGGGGGGATATACGACTGACGGATGGGATCCTGGTGCCGACACACGAGGCCGGTTATGCCATCCTCTACATCGACAGCGGTGATGGGAACCTGAAAATCAAATTCGGAGACGGGTTCATCAGAACGATTGCTACAGATAGCTAGGAGGATTATGAGCGTATCGACGAGCGGGCTGGCGAAGGAGCTGAAAAAGCTCCTCGGCGCAGAAACGAATGCCGAGGTGTTGGAGCGGGTGCGGGAGCTGCAGGCGCCGACGTCGGCGGCGGTGATCGTGGCGGTGACGTGGCAGCCGGGCGAGCCGACGGCGGCGGTGAGTGTGTTGTCGGGGCAGGATGCGCCGATGGCGGACGTGGCGGAGGCGCTACGGCGGGGTGAGGCGGTGATGATGCAGCAGATGGAGCAGATCGCGATGCAGGCGCAGAGCGAGGCGGCGCGGCTGCGGGCGGAGTTGAAGAAGGCTTCTGCTGCAGAAGAGAGAGCAGGATTGGCGGAATGAACGGATAGGAGGTGGTGACAGCAGGCGGTGGCCATCGCCAGCGAGGTGTCGCCAGAGTAGAACGCGGATCACAGGACAGCAACGGATTAGAGCGGGCCCCTCCGGGAGGGGCCCGCTTTGTGGTGACAGGGCAGCGTCGCGGTGGCCAACAGATTGTCCTGTCTCTTATACACATCTCCGAGCCCACGAGACCGTACTAGATCTCGTATGCCGTCTTCTGCTTGAAAAAAA